GTAACGAATGAATACGAGTATCTGCTCAATAAGGATGTGAACTTTATCCGAGCTTCGTATCCGTTCCCAGCAACTTCGGGTAAGCCCAAGTACTACGCTATTTTCGACGCAACGACGATGCTGCTTGGACCTACTCCTAACGACAACTACGTGTCGGAACTGCACTACTATTACTACCCGGTATCCATCGTGACGGCGGGGACTTCTTGGCTCGGTACGAACTTTGATTCTGTTTTGCTCTACGGGTCGTTGCGCGAAGCGTACACCTACTTGAAGGGTGAGCAGGACATGATGACGTACTATGAGCAGAAGTACCAAGAAGCACTCGGCCAGTTGAAGCGCCTCGGTGACGGCTTGGATCGTCAGGATGCGTACCGTTCAGGTCAAGTTAGGATTCCTGTGACATGAGCTTTGTAGCTGGATCAGAAATTGGAAACGTGTTTGTGCAAACGACTGATCATCGTGGGCACACCGTTGAAGAAATTGCAGAACGTGCGGCTAACCGCATACTCAGTGCCGACACAAAGGAAGCACTGCATTATTGGCTGGTAAAGTATCTCCGTGAGGCTCAGGCGGCTGAACGTCAGATGATATGTAAGAAACTAGATCAAAAAGGTTATGCGGAAATCGCACATTTAATTGGAGACCTCTAATGGCTATTACTCAAGCAATGGCAACGTCGTTCAAGGTAGAAATCCTTGACGGCATCCATAATTTCGGTACCGGCGTCATCCGCGCTTCGACGGCTGCGGATAAGTTCAAGCTGGCTTTGTACACTTCGTCGGCTACGTTGAGTGCCACCACTACGGCATACACGACCTCAAACGAAGTGTCCTCGTCTGGCACGAACTACCCCGCTGGCGGACTTACGCTGACGATCTCGCAGGTTCCGACTTCGAGTGGTACGACGGCGTTTATTGACTTTGATGACCTGACTTTCCCGAGCGCCACTTTGACGGCGAACGGTGCGTTGATCTACAACGAGACTCAGGGCAACAAGGCAGTTGCAGTGCTGGCGTTTGGAGGAGACAAGACCTCTACAGCTGGTAACTTCACCATTCAATTCCCTGCCGCCGCTGCATCGACTGCGATCCTGCGTATCGCTTAATCGGGGGTTTACATGGCCCTCGTGCTTGCGGATCGAGTCCTAGAGACATCGACCACTACTGGCAGTGGGACTATTACGTTAGCCGGGGCACCTACCGGCTATCAGTCCTTTGCTGCCGTAGGAAATGGTAATACTACTTACTACACCATAGTTTCCCCTGTTGTCGGGGAGTGGGAAGTAGGTATCGGCACATACACCGCTTCGGGCACTACGTTGTCCCGAGATACTGTGCTGTCTTCAAGCGCGGGTGGTGCCAAGGTTACTTTTTCCGCAGGCGTTAAGAACGTCTTTGTCGATTACCCGGCAGGCCGTGCTGTCTATGGCGTTGAGACAGGTACTGTAGTAATTAGCAGTTTGGCTGCTACTTCAGCAGCTATCTCGCATCTCAATGCGACATCTGGAACGGTTACTACTTTAACTAGCACTTCGGCTGGCATTACGACGCTCAGTGGTACGTCGGCCAATATTACTACGGTAACGGGAACCTCAGCCAATATCACGACCGTCTCGGGCACGACTGCCCGGTTTAGTAGCGGTGCTATTACTCAGTTGAGTGGTACTTCGGCTGGTATTACAACGGTCACGGGTACGACTGCTGGATTCAGTAGCGCAAATATTACCCAGTTCCAAGCGACCTCCGCGACTGTTACTACCCTAACCGGTACTTCTTCTAACATCACAACGGTTACTGGTACGACGCTTGGCTTTACTAGCGGGTCCGTTACCAATCTTGCTGTTACGAGCCTGACGGTATCCAGCTTAACGCTTACCAATGCGACGTTCACTTCAGCCACCATTACTACGCTGAAGTCTACGAGTGCGACGATTGATAATTTGTCGTCTACCTCCGTAAATATTACGACTCTGACCGGCACGACGTTTGGTACTACGGCCACGACCCAACTCCGTGGTGCGTCTGCTGATATCACTACCCTAACGGGTACATCGGCCAACATTACGACCATCACCGGTACGACGATTGGCACGACGGCTTCAGCCACTATCCGGGGTATCAGTGGGTCTATTACGACCCTTTCGGGTACGTCGGCCAACATCACGACTATCAACGGTACGTCTGCCGACATCACGACGATTACTGGTACGACGATTGGTACGACTGCTTCGGCCACCATTCGTGGCGTGTCGGGTGCTATTACCAGTCTAAGCGGTACAACGCTGACGTACACGAGTGGCACGATTACGAATTTGGCTGTCACCAGCCTGACGGTTGCCAGCCTAACTTTGACGAATGCCACGTTTACTTCGGCAACAATTACTACGCTGAAGTCTACAAGCGCAACCATTGATAATTTGTCGTCTACTTCAGCCAACATCACAACGCTGACAGGTACGACGTTCGGTACCACTGCAACTACGCAGTTGCGCGGCGCGTCTGCTGATATCACCACTCTTACGGGTACGTCAGCCAATATAACGACCATCACCGGTACGACGATTGGTACTACAGCCTCGGCCACTATCCGAGGTGTATCGGGCGCTATTACTAATCTTGCTGTTACAAGCCTGACGGTATCAAGCCTGACGCTGACTACGGCCACCTTCACTTCAGCCACCATCACTACGCTGAAGTCTACGAGTGCCACGATTGATAACCTGTCGTCTACCTCGGCCAACATTACGACCCTGACGGGCACAACTTTTGGTACGACAGCCACGACTCAACTTCGTGGTGCGAGTGGGCAGATCACTCAACTAAACTCAACGTCGGCTACGATCACTACAATTACGGGCACCTCGTCAACAATTACGACGATGGCTGCTACCTCTGCCACGATTACGGGCCTGAGTTCAACGTCAGCCAACATCACAACGCTGACAGGCTCATCGGCAACCATCGCGGCGGTGCTTGTTTCAAACGGTATTGTTTTTAATAAGAACAGTATCTCGGCTACGTATACTTTCCCGACCGACTACAACGGTCTTACTGTGTCCCCTTACACGATTGCTGCTGGAGCATCTGTAACTTTAAGTGCTGGTTCTCGTTGGATGGTGATGTAACTTAACCCTATCCAACAAATGAAGGAGTCGTCTCATGCCTAGCGTAATTAACTCAAACACAAGCGGTATAGCTTTTACCGGCACTACTAGTGCGGCGCTCAGCCTGCGTGCAAACAACGTCGCTGCGATTGATATACATGCGGCGGCAACGACGAACATCACTGCGTTGCTGGTTACTGGCGCGACTTTTACTTCCGCTACAGTCACCAACCTGAACTCTACCTCTGCTCAGATCACGACCCTGACAGGTACGACGTTTGGTACAACGGCTGCTACTCAACTTAGAGGTCTGTCGGGGGCTATTACGACGCTTTCGGGAACAACGGCTACATACACCTCCGCTACGATTACTGGCCTGAACTCTACCTCTGCTCAGATCACGACCCTGACAGGTACGACGTTCGGTACAACGGCTACGACTCAACTCCGTGGTGCAAGCGCGGCAATTACTACCCTGAGTGCCACCTCTGCCAACATCACCACCCTGACCGGCACGACTTTTAGCGACGGCGCAGGTAACGTCCGAAATATTCCTTCGGCTGGTGCAGATAAGACTTCTGTCTACACTCTCGCTATCACTGATATTGGTGAGTATGTGGGTATTGGTACGGGTGGCGGTATCGACGTTCCGAACGGCGTGTTCTCTGCTGGTAACGCCATATCTATTTTCAACAATACGACTGGCGCATGCACAATCAGTTTGACTATTACGACGGCGTATCTTGCGGGAACGGATGCAGATAAGGCGAGCGTGTCTTTGGCTACCCGTGGCTTAGCAACGATTCTTTTCTTGGCTAACTCGATATGCGTCGTGTCGGGTAACGTCACCTAATAGCCATGCTTGGCTTTACTCCATTTTCGGCTGCGCCGTTTTCAGACTTTGCGTCTGCGGTCAATGTCGAAGTTTCTGTTACTGGAGTAGAAGCCACAGGACAATTAGGCACCGTTGTTGCGACAGGTAGTGCTGTCGTAGTTCAAACGGGTGTAGTTGCTAATGCCGAACTGGGTACGGTTGATGTCCGCGTTTCGGCTGGCCCACTTGTCGATGGAGTTGAAGGTACAGGACAGA